CGTGCTATGCCCTGCGATGTCTGCTGCCAGTTGGATGTTCTTGGTCTGCATGATCAGGTGGCTGATAAATACGTGCCTCAGCTGGTGGAAAACCAGATCACCCAGCTTCGCCCTCTCAACCGCCGCGTCGAACCCAATGTTACTGCTCACCAGCATGGGCTTTTTTGGCTTCTTGGGTGACGGGAATACCCACCCTCCTATGTTGACAGGACCGGCCTTACGCCATGCCTGCAGCGTTGTCCTTAACTCTCCTGACATAGGCACTCTTACAATCTTTTCTGCCTTCACCTGCCGGGTTATGGTATTGTTTTCCCAGTCGATATGCTCCCACCTGAGTCCCAGCACGCCATCCTTGCGCAGCCCGGTGTTGAGAGCTACTACAACCATAGTCCGCAGATACTTAGGGGCCGACTTGTCAGCACATGCTGCCAACAGACGCTGGATCTCAACCGCAGTCAAACAACGCTCTCTGGTTTTGGGCTCCTTCAGTTTTGGGTACCCTTCCATCATGTTTCTGCTGAGTACCCGCTTGCGTACCATGATGGTTAACAGCCTGCTTAGTGCAGTCAGCTCCCTGTTGACGGTGGCAGGGGTCGGCTTGGGAACGTCGGACATCCGCTGTCTAACGTACTGATCAACCTCAAGGTGGTCTATGCGGGATATGTTTATATTCCCCATATATCTCAGCACGTTAGTCTCTAAGGCCGATATATACCGGCGCTCAGTCTTCCAGTCTATAGCCTTATTGGCAACTTGTTCAGTGCAGAACAGTTGGAATGTTTCGACTGACTCCTTGAGCGTCATTGAAGTCGGACGAGTAATCAGCTCTCCTGACGTAGCACGGGTCATCAGCTCTGCCTCACGGGCAAGCGCATCGGCCTTCAATCTGGCGACCGACGATTCAGTGTGCTTCTCCCCTCCGATATAAACCGACACTGACCACATCTTGCTGTAGATGTTGGCTACCATACCGCAAGGGCACGCTTCACCCTTCGGTCTTTCCTGCTGTATTTGCCTGACCTTGCCGCAATGTGCACATGTCAATCTCTTGTAGACTGCCATATCAATACCTCCTAATCTTGCCTTAACAGGTTTATGCGACTGTCTACATACGCAATGGCTGACGCCAGCTGGGCCGGTTCGGCATCCCAGACAGATGGATTGTCTACCGCCATTTGGGTCGCTATTGTCAAGATACGGTCTGCGTTCTGCACCTTTGCATTTTGCGGTGCCATAGTGTCCAACTTTTCTTGTATTGTGCTCATATCAATACCTCCTCAAAATATCGGTTATGCCTGCTGTGTCCACTCTCGCTACCCGGCCTATCAAATCCAGCTGATCAGCCAGCACCGGGCCCATATCTGGAGCCGCTTTAATTATGACTCTGTATGCTTGGACCAGCCTTTGCTCATACATATCATACTGCTCCCCGGTGTCACCTATCAACTGAACCAACTCCTTGTCGTCTGTATACTCAGTGAGAATATGCTTGATCTCATTGTGAGTGTAGTTCAGATACTTCAGTACAATGGCAAGGGTGGAGCTTTCTATATTCTTGTAGTCACACTCGTTAAAGGCCCGGCGGATAGTCTCAAGTGAAAAGGGCACTCTTGTCTTGCGCAGGAACTCTCTTACGCTGTCATATCCTTCGTCAGTCAAGCGCCTCACAAGTTTTTTCTTTAACTCTAGTGTGCGTGCGTCCCCAATACTGCTGCCACTTACTGTTCTTCTTGCGTGGTTCGTTACCATTACTTACCCCCCCCTACTGCTACCAAGTTGTAGTATCTCCCCGGTTCTGTATTTGTTGTCTGCATTATATACACACTACGCATACCATTGTCAACAGTTGTCAGACAATGACAAACCAGATGCTTGACATTGTCTGACAGCCGTGTTAAACACTTCTCACCTTCCAACTTGGAAGACTTTGACAACTACTTGTGGAGGTGTGAATGCGACGACGAATTACTGTAGGACTGACAGCCAAGCTGGCGGAGAGGCTGGATTCGGAAGCCACTGAATCTGGACTCACTATCAGCGACATCGTGAAGACGGCATTAGCCGAATATCTAGAGAGAAGGATGGCCGCATATGGAAAATGAAAAAGAGAGTTGCCCATTTTTGGAGAGCCTGACTGACGGAGACCTGTTTGCAGAGTTAAGTAAGCAGACCACCAAAGCAGCAGTCGCTTCAGCTACAGCAGAGGCGTGCATGGACGAGATGATTCGGAGGTCCAATGCGTAAATTGTATGGCGCCAATATTTTGGTGAGCACAAACGGACTCACTGAAGAGGAATGGAAAAATTACCGCAGACTCGGTATAGGCGGCTCAGATGTAGGGGGCGTCCTTGGGGCGTCCGCTTACTCCACGCCCCTGTCAGTATGGCTGAACAAGGTAGAGGGGTATGACAAGCCAGCCGGACGTGCTGCTCACAGGGGCCGCATGTGTGAAGACTGGATCGCAAGAGAAGCTGCTGACCGCAATGGCTGGAAAATCAAGCGGGTCAATGCCGTGCTGCAACACCCGGAGCACAAGTTTATGTTGGCTAACGTGGATAGGATCATAGTGTCTCCAGATCTGGCTATCCATGAGATCAAGATGATTAACAGCAACAGTCGTGAAAAGATGGTGTTGGATAAAGGCGTTCTTCCTGAGCATGAGTTGCAGGTACGTTGGTACCTCGCGGTGCTGGATATTGAAAAATGCTGGGTTACTTACGACCTGCCAACCCACGACCCGATGGACTTTCTAGTCGAGCGCGACATGGAATTTGAGCAGGCCATGATCAACGCATGCAAAGACTTCTGGAAACTGGTTGAAGGTAACAACCCGCCAGCGGTTGATGGGTCAGAAGCTGCAGACGATTGGCTGAAGCGTAGGTTTAATCCTACAGAAGGCTGCATAGAGCTGCCAGAAGACGCTGCCATGCTGGTAGTACAGTACCAGTCTGCTTGCGACGTTATCAGGGAGGCTGAGACTTCCAAGAAGACAGCGCAACAACGACTAGAGGTCATGATAGGCGACAAGACATGGGGCCGGGCTGGTGGCTTTGAAGTGAGCTGGAGGCCATACAGTACCAACCGGGTTGATACGGATCGGCTCAAGAAAGAATTGCCAGAGATGGCAGCTACTTACACCAAAACTACCGAGGCCCGCAGGTTTTCAATCAAGAAAGGTGAACGCAAATGAATATTGAATTGCATGACGGCAAGACACCGGTATTGCTCCGGTACAAAGAAGGCTCGTTTGAACTGTGCTGGCCATCCCGCACCAAAGACAAGGAGACGGGGGAGTACACTGATTCGTGGGAGCCACAAAAGTATTATGTGAGCCCAGCCCAAGCGCTGTCAAAGTTATTGACCATGAAGATTGGCAACAGTGACGCGACTACCCTGAAGGAGTTGAAGGTAGCCATAGAAAAGTGTGCAGCTGAAATTATTGGTGCGTATAGCACGCAAATTACCAAGGAGGATTTACCGCATGTCTAATCTTAAAGACAAAGTGTTAGCCAAAGCAGAGCCAGCAAAGAAACCAGCCACCATTGGAGACCAGCTCAACAGTCTGGCCCCTCAGTTCAATCGCATCATGCCGGGATTTCTGCGCAAGATCGGGGGCAGTGACGCCCTTGCCCGTATAGCCCTGAATGAGATCAGGCGCCAACCGAAGCTGGCTCAGTGCAGTTGGGAATCCCTTGCCGGGGCCCTGATGACTTGTGCCCAGACTGGCCTACTCCCCGGCCCTCAACGCCACTGTTACCTTATCCCTTATGCGGGCGAGGTCCAGTTCCAGTTTGATTACCGTGGACTGATTGAGTTGGTGCGTCGCAGTGGAGAGCTAGGAACTATTATGGCTTCTGCTGTCTACGAAGGCGATGAGTGCGAGATTGACCTCGGGCTATGCTTTGTTAAGCATCCCTACAATGAAAATGTTGACAAGACCGACCCGTCAAAGATCCGCTTTGTCTATGCGAAGGCAGTCATGAAAGACGGTTCGGTAGCCCTTGAGGTGATGAACAGGGCCGAGATTGATGCCATCCGTAAGCGTAGCCAGGCATCCTCTAAAGGGCGCCAATCCCCATGGGATACAGATTATGAGATGATGGCACGCAAGACTGTATTAAAGCGGCTCTGCACTAAAGGCCAGCTACCATTATCTCTTGAAGTCCAGCGCTTTGTGCAGGCAGACGAGACGGTGCGCCGGTCAGTGGAGGCTGACCCAATACATGCCATGGAGCTACCCCCGGTGGTGCTGAATGTTGCCCCCGGCTCAGAGCCAGCAGACGCATCAGGATGGGTCCAGACCGAGATAATTTCTGAACCAGATGAGGCAGTTGCCGACATATTCGCACCGACCAACTAGGAGTCAGTCATGGCAAAACGTAAATTGAAGTCGCTGTACTGGCCCTGCACGATCAGCACCGAGATCAAGGCCAAGCAGTTTGGAGACAAGTTCAGGATTGAGTTCTACCACTCATACGTTGGGAAGAACAAAGACCCTAAGAAGGATGGACGCTGGATTAAATTCTACGCATGGAATGATCTGGCTAAGCACATTGCTGAGCGGTACAGAAAAGGCGACAACATCCTGATTGAGAGAGCTGGCCCTACTGAGGGTCTTGCCAAGAACCCGTCTACAGGCCAATGGGATGTACCCTGTATTGATTGGACAATATTTGAGCTGGATGAGTCGTGGATAGACAATGCACCCGAGAGTCTACCTGACGCGCTGGATGACATAGAGATGGGCGAGGTGGTTATAGATGACTCAGACATCCCCTACTAATGCCTGCTCAGACGGCAGGCCGCTTAAATACGAAGAAGGTAAACCAAAGGTGGGCCTTGTGCCCACCCTTACTACCAACCACTTGGCCAGAGTATTTGAGTACGGCCTGACCAAGTATGAGAAAGACAGCTGGAAAAAGTTTGACCTTGACGGGGCCAGAGAACTGATCCACCCGGCTATTAGACATATGGATGAGTATCGAGACGGGACTTATGTGGACGGAGAATCAGGCTGCTTTACGATTATGCAGGCCATCTGGAATCTCCAAACGATTCACTACCATGAGTACCACAAGAACCCTGAGTACAGGAGGCAATATGAGGAATTACATCATGGCTGGACTGTCCCTGCTGTTGATATGTGCGGGGATGACGCTGGACTACAACCTGAACAACCAACATGTGGAAGAGGACCCGACTATGCCTGTGACCAGCGCGTCGGACGCCACCCTGACTCCCCAGCAGAAGAGTTTATCAGACTTCTTCGCCAAACATGGGAGTCCAGCGCCATACGAGATGGCCGTAGCTGTGAGCAAAACAAAGAGACCTGCACTGATGGCGGCTATATCGGTACGGGAGTCAAACGCGGACCCCCGTTCCATCGGAGATAAGGGTAAGGCCAAGGGCGCATTCCAAGTTTGGGAACAGCATTGGGGCCCTGTACCTTCAGACTCTACTGCACAGGCGTTGCAGGCAGAGAAAATACTTGAAGAACTGGTGCAATCCAGCCGGGGGAGACTTCGATCAGGATTAGCGCGGTATAATGGGGGTGATAAACCTCCGCAGGCCAGTTACAGATATGCAACATGGGTAATTAAAAAAAGCAGGGAGATTGACATATGAGCATGAGCCACAGCGGAAGTGACACTATGCTAACGGCAGACGAGGCTTTTGAAGTGACTCTGCTTGTTAATGCCGAGATGACAAAGAACATCTTGGCCCAACGCAACCAGTTCACGGAGGGCATCATAGGCAAGCGGAGGAGAAATCTGCTGAAGAGCCTCGACAGTCTTATCGAGTGCATCAACCAGACCTACAAAGGTAGGGTCCCCGAGAGTTATATCCAACGGGCTGAGGTTTATTACAAGACTACCGAGGCTGCCATGAACACCCTGTTAAAAGGGTACAAAGCGCAATAAAAGGAGACGGTATAATGGCAGCAGCCACAGCGGCAACCAAGAAACCACGATTTATATTTCCATCCCTACCGACAAAGGAATGCGTGGTATGCGGCAAAGAATTTCAGCCCCTCTATACGTCCAGTAAATGCTGCAGCCATAAATGCTCAGCGACAAACAGTGCACGCAGTAAGGCAGCTTACAACACGTACAGGAAAGCCATACCTACGCACAGTCAGACTAAGAGCAGCAGAAAAAGAATGAGTTCCATCAGTGACGATGAGCAGCTGGCCCTCAACAGACGTATTGACAGCAAACTGTGGCCAGCCCCAGAGCCATGTAAAGTTTACCGGGCAGGAGACCCAGAGTTTGACCGTATTTGCATGGAGTTGACATCCCAGAGGTCAGGTTGACACAAACAACTTGTCATGCTATATAATAGACAGTTCTTTAACGCGGTGGCCTCTTTGGGGAGGGGCTGAGCGTCATATAGATCAAGCCGTGGTCAAGCGGCATGGTACGGTGTGCAACAACGAGGGCCCCAAACCCTCTTGCAACCGATGCCCCAAGGTTCTTGACCGCCTTGGGGCTTTTATTTCTTAAAGGAGAATGAGTTATGCCTACATTAGACAATTACGAACACGGCAAAGTGAGAGATGCGATCAAGTTGGTACAGTCTTGCGGGTTGAGCTGCGTGCTCACCTGCAACGAAGGAGCATTCGTGGTGGATGCCGATGACGTACTTGATGCCATTAACATCCCATGGCAGTTCACGTTGACCAGAAACCCAGATTTTATACCTGCGGGCTGACCATGATTGACGGCGGATACATACTTATCGCACGCAAGATATTCGGATGCAACATTATGTCAGGCCCTCCTCTATATTTCAAGCTGTGGGTGTGGATGCTTAACCAAGCCAACTGGAGGGACAGAGATAAGCTGGTCCGTGGTCAGTTTGTTACCACCATAGACGAGATGAGGAAAGCCATGTCTTATAAGGTTGGGTACCGTACTTCCACCCCCACAAAAGATGAGATACGATCCGCGTATGAAGCCTTTACGAAGACCACAATGATAACCACAACGAAGACCACACGCGGTATGATTATAACTATATGCAATTACGAAGAATATCAGAAACCGGAGAACTATGAAGCCCACAATGAAACCCACCACGAAACCACTATGAAGCCCGCGGTCACCCCACACGATACAGAAGAAAGAGAAGAAGTAATAAAAGACTTGTCGGTTCGGAAAACAAAACCGACCCATCCATCTAGGGCAAAAACAAAGTCCGGTCCTTCAGGAGACCATCAACGGTTTATATGGTGGTGGTCTATGGCGTACCAGAAATTGTTTGGCAGCAAGCCTATGATAAACGGTGGTACTGGAAAGATGGTGTCCACCATGCTTGAGTCTGTGTCCAGTCCCAGCAAGCTATTTGTATATGCAAGCTATCTGCTTACAACAGAAGATGAGTTTTATGCAAAAGCCGGACGCACCCTAAATGTGCTGTATGGTCAGATTGACAAATTCAACACGGCTAACGGAAGCCTGAAGTACGACATCGACTACTGGAGAGAGGTTGGAATAGCTCCACCTGACGGAGTAAAGATAGTGGATTGGAAATTCTGGGAGGATAGCAATGAACAAGAAAGCCTATAAGCCGGTTTTGGCTGACATATCAACATTTGATAACAGGGCCACCAAATACGCATCGTATGTAAGCAAGCTGCAGCAGACCCGGTTTGTCACCGGCTACAGCATCATCGACGAAGACATCAGGGGCATAGGCGCGGGGGAGCTGATGATAATAGCTGCCTATAGCGGGACCTTCAAGTCGGCATATCTTCAGAATATGCTGATGAACTACGGCAAGAGCAGCGGCCAGTATGCGCTTATGTTTTCTCTTGAGATGCCAGACAGCAAGGTTTTTGAGCGTGAGATGCAGATAGCAAACGGGGCCTATGGGTATCAGGTAGAGAACGGAGTGTACAACAGGACGGACACTGCCAGAGGTATGGCAAACATGGCTAGAGAGCATGGTGGCAACAAGTTGCTGACAGTGGATAGGCCGAAGTTGACGCTGTCCCATGTCGCCGAGTACATCTGTCTGGCTAAAGAGCGGTATGAGCTTGGGGTGGTGGCGGTTGACTATCTGGGCCTACTCAAGGGCGACCATGGCCGGTCATCGGCAGACCTGACTGAAGACATGAGCAACGGGGCAAAAGAGCTGTCCAAAGAAGTGGGGCTGCCAATCATATTACTCACCCAGATCAACAGGGCTGCCGCTAGAATGCAGAGCGAAGAGGGAGCCGAAATAGAGATGCACCACCTGAAATATGGGGGTGAGGCTGGGGCTGACATAGTACTGGGGCTGTACCGGGACCCGGAGAAGTCTTTGATTCTGAAGGTGCTGAAAAACCGAGGCGGGTCAACTGGCCAGCAATACAAGGCCGACATATCAGCCCATGCGCTGAGGTTCAATGGCTTTGAGGAGTATGTGGTAACCAAGAAGGATAAGAAGGGCAAAACAGTCCCCGAGGAGCTCCCGTACTGATGACTACCATGGACGTGTTGCTTGAAGCATATGCGCCTCAACACAAAAAGGTCAGGGTATCTCAGATCAAAGAGGCAGCAGAGCAATTTGGGATGCCTCTATCAGAGGCTATACGGGCTAGGTTACGGTTTCTTCACCGTGTGCGTGAGCGGCTGGAAGAGATGGCTCTGGTGGCGGCAGATTCAACTGATGGCGTGATATTGGAGGCCTCCATAAGGATTTCATTGCGGGTGGGGGATATACGAAGGGAGATAAAAACGGTGCAGCAGTATAACAAGCCAGTACCGGCTGGCAACATAACCGATGACATGGTGGCTACGGCCAAGGCCTATCCGATAGAACAGTTGGTGGAGTTTGACAGATCCGGCAAGGCTGTAGCGTGGTGCCACCCGGACAAGAGCCCGAGCTTGAGCTGGCACAGGAAAGCCAACAGGTGTCATTGTTTTCCATGCGGTAAGAGCTTTAATCCAGTGGACGTGTTGATGGGTAGGGACGGTATGACATTTGTGGCGGCTGTCAAGGCTTTGCAATAGGAGACAAACCAATGGTAATTACAGACACAACAACTATGATTTCACTTTCAATTAAGCGGAAACTGTGCGATAAATGGGAAGAGATGGCGCTTGAAGAGCTCTGTAAATCCGTGGCCCACACCGAGCAGCTGCTGCAAAGCCTTGATGGCACTGAGTCGGTTGCGCAGTTAAAGAAGGGCCGGACCATGGTCTATCTCTGTGGAACTGATAAACTCACCAAGCAAATGGCTGCTAGAGGGAATACGTTCACATTTCCGCAGGGGCTGGCGTACATGAGGGAGCACAGGCTGATACCCAAACTGGTAGAGGCAGTCAACCAACCAATCCTGCTGGAGGCCGTCAAGGTATTTGGGGCTCATGTGAGTGAGGTAGAGGTGGCACCTTGAATGGGTCTAATGAGTCCGTGGTGACAGTTTTGGATAACGACTCTTATGCTGGTATAGGTATTAACCAAAACAAGCTCATAGCCCTGTATTCCAGACTAATAAATCTCAAGCAGGATAACCCTGCTGCGTATGAGTTGAGGATAGAGCGAGAGGCAATCATGGTGGTGGGTGGGCATTCGGCATTGTGCGCCCATATTTGGA